CTTTTTTTGTGACATACTATAAGAGTCAAAGCAATTCCCCATGAAATCTCTCGTAACTAATCTCGCAGAAAAGTACAAGCAGCAAACATCATATTGGTCTGGATCTTTGTTTGAAGAAGTTGTAAATTTTTCAACTGATTACAAAGGCAAGTATGGCGAAGAACTTTTTCGTGATATTCTTTTGAACTGCACTGATATTCCAGTTCAATGGGATGAAGATTCTAATACATCCAATGATGATGGTGTTTATGATCTCTTCTGGTATCTTCATGATGGTAAAAAGATTCGTGTTGAAGTTAAAACATCTGGACGCACAGTTTCTAAAGGTGTAGCTAAAGGTTGGCAGCATGAAAATGTGTATTTTGGCGATAATAAGTGGGATAAATTGGTTTTTCTGGATTATGACTCTAACGATGTTTTGTATATTACCATTGTCAACTACGATGATGTAGTAACGGGTGATGCTATCGATCTTTCTATTTTTGGCAAAAAAGCTCATTGTCGTAAAAATGAGGAGGGCAAAGCTAAGGTTGATTTTAGTACTAAGTCTATTGCGAACGGTATTGCCAAAGGCGCGACATTCAAGTATGATTTTAACAATCCCGATGATGATCTCCTCGGTTTCTTTCTTCTCAGCAAACTTGCATGAATAATATCTACGACTTTTTTCTTCCTATCTACAATAAGTATGGCATGAATGCCATCTGTGATGGACTGTATCTGCATAAAGGTACAGTCAAGCGTTGGATGGAGAAGAAAGAAGTCCCCCATCAGTATTACTTTGATTTGTGTCGTATTGCTGGTGTTGATGTAGATTACTCTCAGTATTCTGAGAAAGATAAGGATCAGTTTTTCACCAGCAAAGATACGGCACAATACTGCTACAACAAAGCAATCGAGATTATAGCACCCCTCGGTAATCTTGATGACTACACTTTCATTGAGCCATCTGCTGGTGATGGTAGTTTTTATCATCTGATGCCAGAAGATCGTCGCATTGGTGTTGATATTGAACCTAAGTGTGATGGTGTTTTGGAGTATGATTTTTTGAAGTGGAATCCCGATACAAACAAAAATATTTGTGTTGGTAATCCTCCTTTCGGTCTACGCGGACATCTTGCTCTCAAGTTTATCAACCATGCCGCGAAGTTTTCTGACTTTGTGTGCTTTGTGCTCCCTCAGTTGTTTGATAGCAATGGTAAGGGTAGCTGTAAGAGTCGTGTGAGAGGCATGAATCTCATTCATAGTGAAGTCGTAGACTCAGCATTTTACTATCCTGGTGGTAAAGATGTAACTGTTAATGTTGTTTTCCAAGTGTGGGCTAAGCATCACAAGATAGAAGAAGAAGAAGTTGATCTAACCAACATCATCAAACTCTATTCTCTGTCTGACGGTGGGACGCCAGGTAGCACCCGCAACAAACAACATCTATATTCTTGTGATTTCTACTTGCCATCCACCTGCTTTGGGTCGGACAGCATGACGGTATACGATAATTTTGAAAGTCTTCCGCATCGACGCGGATATGGTATCGTAGTTCAGTCTTGTGCTGGTGAGATAGAAACTATCATGCGCGAAACCAATTGGTCTGAGGTATCTTTCGCCTCCACAAATGGAGCATACAACCTCAGATTTGATATTATTCAGCGTCATATCTGGTCTCACCTCAGTCGGACGTGCAAGGATACAAATAAAAAACCCACACTCCTGGAGTTCATGTGACGGTCTTAGAACCGTCCACTATGCCCTCGACTCTGCCCCACTCTGCCCTATCATTACAAAGTAATCGACAGACACCCCATGCAACTCGTTCAAGGCGCTATGCAGGTTGACTTCTACCCCGCTGCTGGTCTGACTGATAAGTTCGTTCAAGTGACCTCGTTTGACGGTCAGGAGATGAGCGAGCGTCTGATCTCCAAGCGTGATATGGAGCGTGAGGTTGATGGTCGCATCAATACCTATGGGTATCAGGTCACCAAATTCCACACCGCCCCTCGTATCAAGATGATGGTGTGCTGCTGAGACCCCTCCAGGATCGCCTGTAACCCCTCTCTGACCTCTATGACCTACCCTTGCCCCTCTGTCGTCACCATGGCGACCCTAGACACCCAGCAGCTCCAGTTCTTGATCGACATGCTCTGGGGGCATGACCCTGAGGACACTCGCTGTCTAGCAGAGCAGCATGGCGTCGATGACGATGCCCTCGTGTGCCAGTTGGCAGAGTGTCTCAACAACGCCCTTGCCGAGCTCGACTGACGCTATACTACTAAGGTACTCAAGGGAACGCCCCCATGCTTGAAGAGATCCAAGACATGCCTGGTGAAATCTTTGACATCTCTGATGAAGATCGTGAAGAGATGGCGAAAGTGTTTGCTATGTCCGAAGAAGAGTATTACTACTACTGGAACGAGGAGGACAACTGATTATGAAAACATCCTACATCTTCCTCGCTGCGATTGCCGTTATTGCTTATAACGGCATGTTGATCCAACGAGATCAAAAACTATTTGAAGCATACGATAAAGTATGCGCTGAACTTCCCCAACCCCATCCTGATTGCCGTTACGCCAAATGATTGACGAAGTTATGCTTGATCGTGAGATCCTCTCCCAGCTGGACCGCTACGAAGTAGACTGGGACATAGTGGAACTGGATGAGAACCTGTATGTGCCACGCGAGGAACTGTCACAGGAGGTCCTCGAACTGCTCTCCTGACCCTTTATACTGATTACATCAGCGAAAGACACCACCCCATGACCGCCACCTTCGCCCAGTTTGCTTCCGAGCAAGACGCCCGCAACACCATCCACCTCAACATCGTCAAGTATGGTCTGATGCTGTGTGATGCTCTCCAACAGACTGCTCCTGATGGTTATTCTTACGAACTGAATTCTGACGGTCGTAAGTATCACAAAGTCTTTATGTGTATCAACGGTCGTCGTGATAGCATCCACGCTTTCATCGACAAGAAGACTGGTGAAGTCTTCAAACCTGCTAGTGTGAAAGCTCCTGCTAAAGGTGCTCGCTACAATCTTCTCTCCATTCCTTCCCGCGAAGAGATGTATGAGAAGTGTGATTGGGCGGGTGGTTACCTTTACATGCGTTGACATTCCGCGCCTTACCTGCTAAATTACCTTAGAGTTCAATCGCTTTTCCTCCCATGTTTTACATCGTTACTGGTGGTACTGCTTACGCCATGGATCATTCCACGGATATCATGTACGGCATGACTTGTTTTGATGACAACACAGTTGACGTTGACGACTGTTTTGAGATCAACTATGATAGCATGGATGATGAGGAGCGTGAATACGTCGCTCATGTGGCGTACCATCTCCAGCAAATTGCTAAACTGACCGAAGAGCACCGCGAGGTATTTGTCAAATGAATTTACTACAGGACTACATCAAAGACTTTATAGAACCCTATCCCAATCGTTATACGATGGGAGAATACGAGACCCGCGTTCTTCCTAAGTCTGATCTAGATGACGATGGCGTGAAGAAGTTCTGGCGTCTGTTTGCGAAGTTTCCCAACGACTTTGCTGCTGCTGCCATCTCTCTGCTGCCTCGTGATGTAGAATTCATCCAGTACGACCACCTCAACAACATCCTCTTCCTGAAAAAACTATGAACGACGAAACTCAACGCCTGTCCGCCCAACGTGATGACATCTACGATTGGGCGTGTGATCGCTTTCAGGAATTGCTTGCCGCAGAAGATCATGATAGTGCTCTAGCTCTTGCTGATGAGTTCTATGAGTGGTTGGACCCCGAACAAATGGACGAAGAAACTATTCACTACTATGACGAACGAGAACTCATCCAACTCCACTACGAACTCTATCAGCAGCGAAATGCGTGATCTGATTATCAGGTACATGGAAGCATGTAACGATGGTAGAAACTCTGATGCTGAGAGCATCCTACACCAAATCCGTAAACAAGGTATGAAAGAGTATGAAAGTTACGATTGAACTGGGTCCAGATCTTCAACTAGAATACCAGTCTTGGTTGGATGTGAAAGAGAGTTTGGGTATTGATCGTAGTATCAATAACTTCCTCTACTACACATACAATTACGGTACATTTGCTAATCCTAAGAACCCTGACGAAAACGAAGATGAATGAGAAAACATGTAGTCAAATCTCTCGCATCACGTTGGTTCATAGTTGAAACATTCTTAGCACACTACTCACAGAAATGGAGAAACATGATTGATGTCAAACAAGAAGACGACGGCAGCCTCACCATCACCTGGGACGAAAACGACCCGAAAGAAAACATCCTCGGCACCTGGACCCAAGAAGACTTCATCCACGCGATCGAAGACAAGCTCAACTCTCTCAAAGAACTTGGAGAAGTTGACAACGCAACCGAAGCAGTCAACCAAGTCACAGACTACTTCATCGACCAAACCCCAGAAGAAGTCCAGCAAGACATCCGTAACGCCCAAGCGTTCGTCCGCAAAGACGACGAAGAATACAGAACCCCTCGTCTATTCTTCTGATCTTGCTCTGTTCCCCTACGTTGATACATTCCCGTATCGCTTAGAGGATAAGACAGAGAAAAAAACCTGTTACTTCCAAACTGAAAGCCATGCTAGAAAGTACATCGACCGATACAAACCTGAATACCAGTTATACTGTTACTCTCGATGAGGATGGTGAAGATCTGATCCTGCCTGTTCCAGATGAAGTTCTGGATCAACTGGGGTGGGAAGATGGTTGCCTGCTTGACTGGAGTATTGATGAGGTAAATAACACGATCATTATCAGCAGGGTGGACGAAGATGGGGATGTTTGATTATTTCAGATCATCGTATGATCTGGGACCACAACTCACAGACGTGGAGTGTCAAACCAAAGATATTGAGGAAGGATATGGTGGCACCATGACACAATACTGGTTGTCACCTGATGGTTATCTGTATGTGGTAGACTACTCTAACACTCAAGATCTCAAAATGTATGAGCCTGGTGACCCAGAGTATGTTGCTGACCGATCTTGGATGAACTTTGAGTGGATCCCCAACGGCAACCATGGTAAGATCAGAGTACATGCCCTCACCAAATATGTTGAAGTCTACACATCAGCATGGGGAGGGTTGTGGGAAGAGTGGCCTCGTGCTAAACTACATTTCAAATATGGCAAACTACAAGACTATGAGCTTATTTCGTGCTAGACACCGTGAAGACTTCGGGCATGAATGGTACGTCCAAATTCTCAACACAGGTAGGCATGTACCTAAACCATTCAAAGACATGTCTCTGCTCCAACTGTCTGTATCATGGAATGATTATCCCAGTTGGCCCTACCTACAAATCAAATCTGGAACTGGTAGTCTATTGAGTATTCTGTTCTGGGCTTACAAACTAGGATTTGATATTGGTTTTCTTGAGCGCACCTGGGATTGGGAGCGTATTGACAATTTGACTGAAGACCCTAATTTTATCAAAATGGAGGATTGCTAATGGCACAAGACAACACCGTTCGTAACTTTGGTATCGTTGGAGTATCCTTTCTGGTATCTCTGTTTATAATCAGTTCTATCGTTGGTCCGATCTACAACGTCTGGGCTCAATCTCTTGATGGTAAAGCAGAACTACAGAAGGCAGAATATACTCGTCAGGTTGCTGTGCTTGAAGCACAAGCAAAGAAAGACAGCGCCCAACAACTTGCTGATGCTGAAATCATCCGTGCTACTGGTGTCGCTAAGGCAAACGAGATCATCGGTAATTCTCTGAAGGATAATCGTGAGTATCTTCAGTATCTGTATATCACAGGACTTGAAGAAGGATCTCAAAAGGGTAATGTTACCATCTATGTTCCTACCGAGGGTGGGATGCCTGTCCCTACTTTACAGATGAACAAATGATTGGAATTCTACTTGCGGCGGCGGTGGCAACACCGCCCGTGCCACGATCCGAGCAAATAAATATGTTCTGCTCTTATGTCGTGGGTATTCCCTACGCTAGTGATAACTTTACTGACGAAGAGTGGGAACGATTTGTATTTTGTCGGGAGAATTTACAGTAATGTTTTCTAAACCACTTCTGGGAACAGACACCAAGAAAACCAAGATGTCTTGGATAGAATACTACTGGAAATCCTGTATCATTCAAGGTTGGTATAACTGCTGGTATGCCTTCAAAAACTGGGGTGACCTCATGGGTGACAACTATAAGGATTATGCTTTACTTGTAAGTGATGATCCATTAGAGCAGTGTATTCTTTATTTCTGGGACAGCCTAGAAGATGAGATTTATCCCAAACACTTCTTGGATAGTTTGCTCCAGATGGTAGATGATATTGAGACTGGTAAAGAAAAAGTATATCCTATGGATGAAGACTTCTTTGATAGAATGAAAGACCTTGTGAAGGATGTGGAGTTAGATGATTGATCTTCCAGTTTTTCTGAATAAGTGGGTAATCGGACTAAAACCGATTATCCGCACTCCATTCTGGTATTGGTATCGTCTCATCAACCATACTGATTACAGAATGGATGACCACATTAGATCACAAGATTTCTGGTGGAGCATAAATGGAAAAGATTAGAACATGGATTGATAACTCATGGTGGTCATGGGCTAATTGTATCAACTTCAGATTTGTAGAGTATAATGATAATATCGATCGTTGTGCGTTCTTTGAAGAACTGAACAACGGTTGGTATCAAATGTATATCTACCCATATGATGACATGTATCAACCAACCATCAGCGAAGAAAGAAAGAAATGGTTAGGTGGTTTCCCACAACAATATACTTTCTATGTGTCTGAAGTAGATTATGATTGGATCATGGATAATCCAGATCCACCATCAGATGCTCTACAAAAACTATATGAACGCAAGATACCATGGGATGAACTATGAAAGAACTACCTGACAAGCAAACCATGAGAATTATGTGGACGGTAGCCACCTCGTCCAGTATTGAAACTGGCACACCTCCCTACCTGGGGTTTGCCAAGATGTTGTATGATTACCTCACAGATGAAAAACCAAAGTATGAACTCGGTCCGCCAAAAACAAGCTCTCATCAAGAAACTTGAGAATGCCTATAATACATGCTTTGACTGTGGCAAACAGTATGGTGTGTATTCTGTAGGTTGTTCCTCTGTTTATGAGAGCAAGTGTGATGTATGTGGAGAAACCAAACCCATCACAGAGACACGCGACTTCGGTTACTTTATTACTGGTATCCGCAAACTCAAAATGGAAATCCTAAATGAGAAAAATAACAGTAAAACCCAAAAGCAGCAAGGCTAAAAACCGTCTTGCTAATATCATGGATGGTAATCCTGTTTGTATTGTAGAGCAGGATACTGGTGGTGAGTTGTTTCTCGCATCCGAGAACCGCAAATACTTTTTCTGGGTAGCAACTCGCACTGGAACTAATCGCTTTGGTGACAAAGCAGACACACACTGGGAGGTATTATGATCAAACCGATTGACAAAACCCACTGGGATGATCTTTATGCTCGTCTCCACGATGCTTATGCAGAGTGTTTGAAGCATAACAATCCCACATATGAACAGAAACTGGCACAGGTTCTGGATCATATGATCATCAACAAAAAGCATCTTTACATCCGATGAACTACCTTTGTTTGGTTGATGGTCTGGTAGAGTTTGCTAGTAGTGACCCTGCTAGTTTCGCACACTATCAATTAGTGTATGCTGAAGAGCATAGAAATGCTGATGTCCAGTATCTTACTCTAACTGACGAAGAATACGACGAAATGTTCCCTTATGAGGAGGATGAATGACCGTTACTGAATGGATTGAAAAACTCAAAGAGTTCCCACAAGACCAAGAAGTAAGAATTACTGATGGTCATAATTATCACTTCTATGAAGGTGATTTTGAATTTCAACTCTTTGAGGATGTTGATGGTTCTACCTTTGTAGATATTGGTATTGGTGGATTTGAGGAAAAAGAATGACTTACGATGAACTCTACGAGCATGTGGTAAATTATGTTGCTCTGCCACATACTGTCATCACAGAGCATGACAAACGCCGTGCCTGTCTCATTCTAGGTGCCTTCATGGAGTTTATCATGGATTGTACTGATGCTAGTATTGATCCACGCACACTTGACATGACTGGTTTTGTGAATGAAAAGATTGATGAGTTGGATAGCAAATGAAACCGAAGTTTCGTAGTGTATTAGAGATGGCATTAGAAGAGGGTGTGCGCTTTGGTTGGAACAAAGCTCATAAACATAATCCTAATCCTGATGTAGATGCTGCTGCTGATGCTATCGTGACAGAGATTATGAACTCTCTTGATACTTGGTTTGACTTGGACGAGGACACTTGATGAACTGGCACACTCCCTGTTGTGGGGGGTGTGCTTTGCCCTATACTACAAAGGTAGTCAAGGGAACGCCCCATGAACGCCCGTCTCCAGCAGATCCTGAACCGCCCTGAAGACCGTGCTCGCTACGCTCTCCAGTTCTACTACGATTTCATGGATCCTAAGATGAACGAGAAGGCGCTCAACCGCTTCCAAGAGTTTCTGGATGTGATTGAGTATAACGTTGAACCTTACGAACTCTACTGATCCCGCATTTCCTTCATTAAATCCTCCGCTTTTACTACAATGGCAACCCGCGCTCGTATCGGTCTAGAACTCAAGAACGGTTCTGTGCTCTCTGTGTATCACCACTGGGATGGTTATCCTGAATGGTTGGGTCGTATTCTTCGCACCCACTATAACACTCGTGCTAAAGCTGCTGAGTTGATTGATGGTGGTGACATGAGTTCTTGCTGGACTGATGATCGTTGGGATGATAGTGCTGATGGATCTTATGGTCCTCAATATTATTCTCAGCGCGGTCAAGATTGTCCTCCTCGCCTTGATGCTGATCTGGCAGAATATCTTCTCCCTGGTATTGGTGAAGAGTATCATTATCTCTTCCGTAATGGTGAGTGGGTGTGCTATAATATGCACGAATATGCCAACAAACTTCCTGAAGTTATTGAAATTCCCTCTGCTGCCCTTTTTTGCTGAAAATCATGTCTAACAACACTTCCTCTTCCTCCAGCGGTATCGGTTTCCCTGGTCTGCTGACTGTATTG